TTTGCTCGATTCTAAATCTTTAGTCAGCAAATCTAAATTGTGACTTACTTTTGAAAGAGTCTCAGTAATCTTCGAGAAAGATGCAGTAATTGGTTTTATTACTAATAAAATCAAAGAAACGATAGCGGTTATTGATCCTGCTATCGCTCCCCATTCCCCTAAATTAATCATGTGACAACTCCTTGAATCAAAATAAAAAGCACATCAATTAAGATGCGCTCTCTTCTTTGCTAATGATTTTATCTGCTTCTTCGTCTGTAATGCACAATGGCACAAACTCACGAACCTGTTCTTCTGTAAAACAGCCCCAGTCAAACATCATTTTCACATCGCTAAAACTAAACATACTACTCACCTCCTTCTGATTCTGGATTTAATTGCTTTTTAATTTCTGCAATATCCTTGCTGTTTTGAAGCGAAGCAAGCATTGTCTTTGAATTGATTTGTGCTAAACTGTCAGCTTTTTCTTTCAATGCAGTATTTTCCTGTTTAATTGCTACGTCATTTAGCATGAGTTTGGCGTTGAGCTGTTTTAGGTTGTCGTTTTCATGTTCCAGAGCCTCGTACATCGCTTTGAGATTGTTTAAATCGTTGTGATCTAGTGCGTTCGCTAAAACAATCCATTGGTTCAATTTAGGATCAAACATCTGATCAGCAATCGTTAGCGGTTCGCCATCAGCACGAATCCCTTCAAGCGGTGGCTGATCCGTGTAAGGAACGGATACAAGCATGTCGTCCAATACTTTTCCTGCGTACTCTCCACCAGTACGTCCGTATTTCCAAATGTTTTTCATTTATTTCACTCCTACCCAATAATTACCGTGGAATGTAAACCATTCATTTGCGGCAAATTCGCTATTCGTCATAATTTTTCCTAAGTCTTTTTGCACGTACATCGCTTTTGATACACTATTTGTTCCTGACTGACCTGTAAGCATGCCATGAACAATTCTTGCAATAAATTCATCTGGGACTTCATCATCAAGTGGTACACCAAAAGCATAAGCTTTTTTGAACTTTACTGTACCATTTACAACAACTTCTTTTCCGTGTTTAATAAATGTTACATACCCATCGATAAACGATTGACTGTTGTCTTTAGTTAATGTATAAACAGTGCAATCATTTTCACTGATCACTTTATCTCCTGCTATTTGAATACCATCGGCAAAGTTTTTCAAACCTTCAACTCTCTGAGGATCATACACATTAACAGCATCATTCAAGCCTTTTTCAGTATATTCAGGTGTGACATCCCAACTGTAATCATTCGGATTATTACTGTCTTTCAATCCTTCACCGAAGTATTTAAACTCACTAATATTCGGAGTTCGTGTGTTGCCTTTTTCGATCTTGAGCCAGTCGATTTGAACAGTACCATATGTTGCAGAATTAGGTTTTTGCCATAACGCTACTCTAAGTAAATTTGTCGTTTCACTAGTATTTCTGGCTGTAAAAGTGGCACTCCACACATTTGCCAATCCTTCCACAGGAAGTAAAGTTGCCTGATACTGCGACTGCGACTGCTGGTAATTTGCATCTCCGTAGTATAAGTGGAATTCTTTATTAGCTGGCTTAGTCCCTTTTAAAGATACCGTATAAGTTTCACCTATTATTAATTCTTCTGAAATATCAAAACCAGAAATAGGATTATTTGATGTTTTAATTGGGAACTTAGCATTTGTTACCAAATTCTCACCCAAAGGCGCCTTACTCAAATAATACGGCGCGTCAAGTAAGTTAGGCTGATATGGTGTAGCTGTAGAGCCTTCTTCAAGTTTGACATCATAGCCTATATCAACTGTGCCTCTTGCATCGCTGTCGCCTGAACTACCAACATGGCAATACCAATTGTTTGAATTTTGAACCGTTGATGGAACGGTGAATGTAGTTGAAATATCTACGAGTTCTTCTTTAGGTGTGTCAGATGGTAGCATTTTTGTGTTTACTAAGACACTGCTGTCTGTATTTGCGCATCTAATTCTAATAAATAATTTTGAGATATCACCTGTATAATCTGCATTTATTCTTATAGGAATAGTTAAAGTATATTGTTTTCCTACTGTTAATTTACTAAAATCAAACCTTGACCATGGAACCATTCCTATACCTACAGCCATATCACCGTCAGCTATTTTTTCAGATGTTGCAAAAGTTCCATGTGGTGTAAGTTTTACAACATTGTTTAACGAGAATACATTCCCATCATTAATAACTGGCGCAATGTTCGGATTTCCACTATAATCATAGTTCCCGAAATCGATGCTGTTGGAGTACATCTTTTTCAGCTTTCCGAGATCACTTATTTGCTGGTTCGTTTGATCAATACGATCATTTGCTTTATCAATATTCGTATTGATAGTTGCGACATCTTGATTGGCTTTCGTGATTTTGTTGCTTGTTTCTTTCAGTTTCCCATCAATCTGCGTTTCAGATTCCGTAATTTTCTGTTCAATCTCTTGCTTTCCATCAGCTAGAATTTTTTCGATTTTATCAATAGTCTGACTGAAACCATTGAAATAATAATCTTCCAATTCTGGTGTACTATCATCGATTGGACTGCGTTTGATGTCAAAAGTAAAACGACCAGCTGTATCTAACGAGCGGTCGTTTGGGAAATCAATATAAACACTACCTTCGACAATTCCAACATAGCCTAAAATATTATCTTCCAGCACAATGGACACAATACCATTTACACGATCTTCAATGGTGGCGAGATAGTCATGTTTTCCATAACCACCTTCTGCCGTTGCAGATTTGAACATCAAGCGAATCGGAACAGTTGTGCCTTCGGGTAAGCTTTGAGGAATGCCGTTTTTCCGAACTAATTTCATTCGAAGCTTAGCTGTTCCTCGATCATGCGACCAAAAAACAACATTCGTCCTGTTTGGACTAGTGGCTTCTGCTTGAATCATGATGATCGATTCATTTGTTTTGTATACCATTATTGCAACACCGTGCCTTTCGTGATGATGAGACCGTACCCAGTAGTTTTTGTTGGGGTTGTGGCAAAAGAAGTTGATACAGTTCCTCGTACAGTGCCATTCTCGCACAAAATTCCTACGTCGTTTCCTGAACCAAACGCACTGACAAAAATTTCACCCATCAATACAGCGTAAATTGCCACTTTCTGGTTAATCAACGTCGTGTCTCCGTACATATTAATCTTTGATGTTCCGCCGACATAAACTGCATTATATCTTGCAAGTGTTTTTGTGTTCTCTGCGAATTTACATCTATTGATTGCCATATAGCCACTTTGCTCATTTCTGATTCCATAGTCTGCTCCGTTTGCTGTATCCACAATTTGCATTCCAGCAACTTGACAATAACCTTTGCAAGCAGTGAAACAAATGGATCGTATTTTAACAGGTAAATCTGATTTTAATGGATCAATAGTGTCAAAATTATCGATAGGTCGAATTAAAAATGATGTAAAATTTAAATTTCTAATCATAATATCTTCTAAGTAAGCCCCACTACCTACCCAAATAGTAATTTGAGACGTTGTAATTAGAGGAACATTATTTACGGCTGTTTGAATGGTTAAGAAGGGCTTTTCTTCTGATCCATCACCCAAAATATCACTACCATCTTTAGAAACATAGATGTTAATTGGCTCATTGTATCCACCAATAATTTGTTGAACAGACTTGTTCAATTGTTGAACTTGCTCTTTTTGACTATTCATGTTTGTATTCAGTTCGCTAATTTGTTCGTCCGACAGATTTTCATGTTCTAATAGTCTGCCATGCAGTGTGTCAAAAACTTCCCCTTTGTTGTTAACTCGTGCATCCACTACTTCGTTAGGAGATTCACCTCCTGAATGAAGCACTAAATTATCAATTCGACTGTTCGTTGATTTGTCTTGATCAGACAATTTCTTTTCAAGATCATTGAGATAGTCAATATTTTTATTAAATTTCTCTTTCCATTCTGCAGAAATACGATTACTAATTAATTTTAATAATCCCATCAAGCCACTCCTTTCTTCGCCATTTCAGCGAGTATCGACGTCATTGTTTTCTTTGTGTTGCTCAATGTGATTTCTGGTGGCTTATTTGGTATCGCTGGATACGTCTTGATTCCTACCACTTGAATGTACGTATTGATATTCAAAGGTTCATAAATGAATGGGACGTGATCGCCTTTGTTGGGACTGATTTTCCATTTCAACGTTACAGATCCCGAAATACTTGGATAGTCTTGCAAGTCTGTCTTTAACCGCTCGAGCATGTTCCCTGATACGGTATACCGTTCGTCTTTAACAGGATCTTGTATCCTGATTCCCCACTTCTGTGATTCAGGGCTTGTGTAAGTGATGGGAGTAAATACATAGTCACTATCTTTAGGATCCTCAGTATTTGCACCATCCTTCAATTTTCCATAGCCTTTGATTTGTGTCTTTAGACTGTACGTATCAATATCGAATGACACTTCATCTGTATTGTATTTGTAGCGAATCTGTTCTTCTGTTTTTTGGCCATATTCACTTGCAGGATAAAAAGTTAAATGTTTGTTGTTTGGTATCACAACAGCATTATAGTCAGATAAAATCTCATTGATCAGCTTCAAATAATTGGCATTGCCGAAGTTTTCTTGTTCAACGGTGAGGAACTTTTTATTTGGATCAATGACTTCCCATGTAAAGCCGCGACTACCTGCACTAAATACATGCGTGAGTAACTGACTAATAGATCTCGCGCCAGTTACCGTATCGTACTGATAACCATCTTGAACGGTGTAATAGATATGTGTCGCAACTACTTGTTTCGTCAGCAATTGTCCAAGTGCTTTGCGAGTCATTTCTTTGATCACAAATTCCTGTCCGTTGTAGAAAACAGAAGACTCGTATTCGACTAAATCAAATACTTCTTGATTCAACGAATCGCTGGTAACGGTAAAGCCAATCTCCCACGTTTCATTTTGTTGCCAGTTTTCATAAAAAGAACCCTTGTCATAACCGACAAGGATTTCTTCTTTGGTTTGTTCATAATTTCGAATAATTAAATCAGTCACTCAATCACCTACTTATATAAGAAACGGAAATCCCATGAAGATTTCACGCGAGTAATATTTTGGATCTCGATTTCATTGACACCCTCAACCAAATTGATTAGGCCATGATTCGTATTGATCCCACAACTTACACCGTTCAATTTTGGAATCACGCCATCCAAGACTAATGTCTGTCCGAGATTCGTAGAAAGTGATGGATAGTAAATAAATCGATCGCCAGTTGTTTTATTGAAAATCGTCACATTTCCTTCTGATTCTCCTTCTAATGCGATCCGCAGATAATGTTCACGTGGATCAATTTCAAAGCTTCCAGCATTGTAAATAATGAAGTGACTAGTCTGATGCGTGTACTTGTAATCTTCCGCCACTAGCCCTTGCGAGAATTGCCATTCTTCCTCTAGATTGAAATCCGTTAAAGTGGTTGCGATGGATTCAGCACTCCCTGATGGAATATTAAAGGTTATTTCTATCGTAGAATAATCGTTCTCTTCCTCAGTAATTTCAAAATTTGTTGGATTTACTTTGAATCTTTTCCCTGGACTTAAATCATAGGAAATGTAATATTGATAACCAACAAAAATTAGCTCATAGAACTCTGTTAATAGCAGTTCTTTATCATGCTTATTTTTGTAAAAGATATCAAAAGTCAGCACTAATTCAAAAGGACGAAAACTAGCATTAGCTTCTCTGTTACCGTTCGTCCCTTCAAAATCTTCGTAATTCACTTCATACACTGGTGCTTGACGTTTGATTTCTTTACATACAATTTTTTCTTTTCTTTGCGGATCAAACAACTTCCCATTTTGATTGAACTGTAATTTGTAAAACAATTATCAAACACCTCCATTCGTATATCGAAGTTTATTCAAATCAGAGCCCATATAATGATTAGCAGCTTGCCCAATGTCAGAAGACTTGAGACTTAAATCTTTTCCAAGAATCGCTCTAAGAATCATCATTAACTCATTATGCTGTTTTTGTTGCTGTTTAATCAAAGTTACAAGCTCTGCTGAATTATCAGCTGTATTTGTAGTGTTGGAGCGTTTCTTGTCATCGCCAGAAAGAAAAGCTAATGCTTGACCCATCAATTCAATAGCTCTTGTTTTTCTTGTCAATGGAATAACCATTTCTGGTTTATTTCCTTCTCCTGCTCGATATAGTCCGTCTTTGGTAATCAATCCGCCATTGGCATATCCATGTCCTTTCCCGATAACTTGCAACATACCTGCAACTCCGTAACGTTTCTTAGCATAATTGATTGCTGCTAACATGTTATCAAATCCGTTCATAATATTTCCGTGACCAGGAAAAGCGTTAGCTGCAAAAGTTCCGGGTTTCGTTTGAAGTAATCCTGTTGCATTGCCTTCAGCGAGCCCATCATTGCCGCCGATTGCTTTCTCATTACCACCAGATTCCGTTTGGATTTGGGACATCCAGGCATTTATATAAGCTGCTGTAGCTGGTAATCCATTCATTTTCAATGCTTTAGACACATAAGAACGCCAGCGTGCAACACCACTTCCTCCAACTCCTCCATTGAATATATCGCCAGACCCCATCGAACCGTTTAAATGAATATGATCGAAGTGATCGTCATCTGGCCAATTCGTCCATTGTCCGCTTGACCCTGTTCCAGATAATCCCATGCGGTCACGTACACGTCCATTCGTAATGACATACGCAATTTTTGAAGGGAATTTTTCAAAAGCGTAATTTGCTGCTGCTGTATATCTCGGATCTCCAGAAATACCTGGATAAGCCAAGTCGATAGCTTGCCGTTTTCCGTGATAGTAGGCATCTCCTGCTCGATATCCAGAAGTTACTGTAAGTCCGGGGAACTTACCCATTACTTTCTGTGCAACATCAACTAAATATTGATAAACACCATTGGCATTTACTTCGCCATCAAAATTGCCATGAGTGAAGAATTCACTTAATTTTGATTGAAGCATTGTATTTGCAACTTTGGACATTAATGACGTTCCTGATTTAGTCATATCAAGCCATGGTTCATTAATGCCTGAAAAGTCAACTTTGCTAGTTAAGAATTCTAACATCCTTTTTTCATCATCTAACAAATCAACAATATCTAAATTGCCAATACCTTTTTCGTAGTGTGGAATATTTAAACGTTCCTTTAATTTCTTTGTTAAAGAAGCATTTAAGACCTGAGCACCTTTAGGCAAATTAACAAGAAGGTCTCTACCTTTGGCAATAAAACCACGTCCATCTGGCATCTGAACATATTCTTCGTGAACTAGGCCTTTTTGATCATTAATCATAGCAAGTCCACCAGGATGTCCATCAGTTCCCTTAGCGTATTGTGGAATTGGCCAGTTTCCGATATTCTTACTTGACTCGACTTCCTTAAGCACATAGTTAACTCCCGATATGACGCCATTAACCCCTTTGCCCATACCACCAACCATTGTATTAGCGACATTGTTCATTGTAGTAGAAAGAGAATTACCTAACGAATTCATTCCGTTTATTAAAGATTGCAACAAGAATGTCCCTGCATTGTAAAAACCACCACTTTTAGAACGAAGGTTGTTAATCGAATCGTTACCAAGCTGATTTACACGGGCTATGAATGATCCATACAATGAATTCCAACCATTAAGATTATTTTGCTGCCACGTTCGGCCATTGTTGTACATAGGAGTGTTGTAGTTTCTAAGCGTGACCATTGCTTGATTACAAAATGAATTGATCGTAGAAATAAATGTCCCAGTTAAACTATTCCATCCATTCAGTAAGTTCTTATTCCATGCTACTCCTTGCGTATAATTAGGATTGTTTTGAAGTTTTAGCGCATTGAGATAGTTTGTAATAAAAACCATTTCACTATTCATATATTGAGGAACCGCTGAGTTCCAACCATTCATTAGATTAGTTAACCATTGAGCACCAATTCCTAGATACTGATCTGATTTTTCTGAAAGACTGTCCGGAATAATCGGATCGGCAACTTTAGTTTCATCTGATAGTTTAGTATCTTTAGCATTAGTCGTTCCTGCCGTCAATTGAGTTCTCAATACCGTCGTTAGCTCGTTAATAGCTAAAATTAAAGCATCTAAGTTTAGCGTAGATGAAACCGTCGTTATGTTTCCTATACCATCAGCATATTTAGGCACTAGACGTTTAGTTTTAGTGGCGTTCAGTACTTTCGAACCTCTCGGTAAGTTTAAAACGACATTACGTCCTTTAGGTATAAAAGCTTCTCCGCTTGGCAAGGTTATAAGCTCTTCATAAGTAGGCCCTTTTTGATCGTTTACCATAGCTGCTCCGCCAGGATGGAAGTTTGTTCCTTTAGCATTAGGCATAGGACCTATAAAGTCAGCTGATACAGTTTTAGTAATTTTATCTGGTATTTTTGTTTGGAAGATGTTGAACGCTTCAAATGCATCTTTAGCAGCTTGTGAAGCCTCATCGTGTCCTACTGCAGTTTTATCATTAGGAAAAATATTTTTGTTGTAATTCTCTATAGAGCTTTTAGCCCCACTAATTGCCTCTTTTAAATTAACGTTATCTCCATATAGAGTTTTAAGAAGTGGCATAACTTTGTTATATTCTTCTACACTTACAGTCCCGTCTTTCACTTTAGCCAGTAAATCAATATTATTACCAAGCAAGTTTTTAACTGTGTCTGGAATTGCTTTCCATGCATTCCATGATTCTTCTGAAGCGAATATTTTGTTTGCTAAGTCAGTATTGTCAGCTAACATATATTTTTGATTATCTGGTAATTGAGTCCATCTTCCGTATATTTCTTCTGAAGATAAAACAGTGGTAGCTAAATCTTCGTTATCTGCAAGTAATCTTTTCTCATTATCAGGAAGGTTTACCCATTGATTCCACATTCTGTCAGATGATAAAAGAACCTCTGTAAATTTAGTATTATTAGCTGAAAGAAACTTTGCATTAGATGATAACTGATTCCAACGTTTAAACATTTCTTCGGAATTAAAAAGTTTTGTAGAAAAATCTGAGTTATCTAATAACAATTCTTTTGTGGGGTTATCTAATTGAGCCCAACTATTTAATTTTTCTTCTGATCCATCGATAGCATCGTATACTTTATACGCATTCAAATCTAAATCTTTCACTTGAAGTTTGTAAGTATCCCATAGTCCCAAATTCATCAGAGTTTCACCCATAACTTCAGGAGTATTTGAAGTTAGGATTGCTTCTTTAGAAGGAATATCTAACTCATTCCATTTACCAGCATTTTCTAAAGCCTTGTATACATTTTTAGAACACTCATCTTCTAATAATGCTTCTTTTTCTTTCCATTCCATATCATCCCAATAACCATTTTGTACTGCCGCTATGGAAATGACATCTTTTGCGTTCGTTGTTAGTTTCGCATCATGAACAACAGGTTTAAGTTCATTCCATTTAGTGAAATCCTTCGTTGCTTCATTCACTACTTCTTGTACGTTAGTTTTTACTTTTCCTGTTTTTTCGTCTAAAACTAATCCATTCCAAGTTGATCCAGCATGCGTAGCCTCATCAGCTACCATACCAAGTTGTTCTGCATTTTTCTCGGCATTATCTGCTATTTCATCCGATGTTTTCTTCGCTTGGGCTAAAATCTTTTCATTACTTTCGAGAAAAACTTTTGTATACTGACCAGTATTGTCCATAGCAGCTGCCGTTTTGCTAAATAATTGACCATTTGATAAACTCACTTCGTTAATCAATTGTGGATATTTATTTGTTATAGCAGCTATTTGGCTATCGAATCCTTGATTTGTAGTTTTGATGTAATCATTCATTTCATCTTCTAATGCATCAATGAATTCTTTACTTACTCCCTTTTCCTTTAAAGCCGCCTTTTTTTCTTCAAGCATTTGTCTATAATTTTCGGTAGTTGCAGCTTTTTGTTTCGCTAAAGATTGTAACCACGTCTTCGCTTCTTCTTCTGTAGCTTGTGCAACATCACCATTCATGGCTGATAGTATCTTTTTTCTGTCTTTAGCAGAAACATCGAGCGTATCCACATACGCTTGAGAAGTTCCTTTCATTAGATCCTGTATCTGTTGTAGTTCTGAAACAGTCAAGTCTCTGTTCTGATTTGCGGCTCTTTCTCTGATTTTTTTTATTTCTTCATTGTTGTCTTTTATTTTAGAAAGAGATTGTCCTAAGGTTTCTTCTTCTGATTCAGCTACTTCTTTCATGGCATCCTGAACTGATTGAGGTAGCCCTTTTAGTGCATCGTCTAATGTCTTTATTCTACCCGTTAAAGATGTTTCCAAAGATGTTCCAGCGGTTGCGAAATTAGCCGCCATATTATTTGCATCATCAACAGTAAAACCCTCTTTGAGAAGACCGAATTGACCATTTGCACCTTCAATATTCTTCTGTACTCCGTCAAGAGTACTATCTATCTCCTCACCGACATCTGTTCCCCATTGCTTTACTCTTTGCGAGGAATTCCAAGCTTCTTCACCAAATAATTTCCATGCTCCATAGCCAACTGCCAGTGCGCCACCAACGCCAACAATACCAAGTAGAGCAGGACCTAACAAACCTAGTGACGTTGTCATTGCGCCTATTCCGCTGGCGCCCGCAGCAGTACTTGCAGCACTAGCTGTTTTTCCCATCATAGGGACTAACCCGCCAATACCTCCAGCTCCTGCTGTCTTTGCAGCTGCAGCACCAGCTGTTGTTACCGACGATGCAAAGGCATCCATAGCCTTCTTTTCTGCTGCTTTCGCTGCTAAATCAACAAGGCTTTTCGTCAATCTTCCAGTAGTTGAAGTAACTTTACCTATTACTGAAGTACCAGTTCCTAAAAGCTTCAGCGCTGGACCAGCTGCTGCTGCTAATCCAACCCATTTGATAATGTTTCTTTGTTGATCATCACTCATAGCTGAGAAAGCTTTCGCCATATTCCCTAAGTTTTTTATCAATGGTTTCGATACATTTAGACCATCACGCAACGCGTCTACAAATGGACCTCCAAGATCGATTGCTGTATCAATCACTTCGTTTTTCAACATCTTTAGCTTTGATTCAGTTGTTTCGTATCTTTTATTAGCTTCATTTGTTAAAGCTGTATTTTGTTTCCACGCGCCGTTTCCTTTTTCAATTGCTCCTTTGAATATGTCACTAGCATTTGCAGCTCTCAATAAACTGTCGCGTAGTCGAACTTCTTTTATATCCATGTCATCCAGAACTTTGATTGCTGAAGTACCATGTTTTTCTGAATCTTTCAGCCCTTGAATGAACTTGATGATTGCTTCTGAAGGATCACTCTTGAACAACTTCTGGAATTGTTCACTTGTAACACCTGCCACATTCGCAAAATTTTCAAGCGAACTTTTCGAATTGTCCGCTTCTTTATACATTTTCTTTAAATCAGATGAAGTGAATCCCATTTGCTCTGATACTGCTTTTAACGATTTTCCACCGTCTCTCACAGCATTTACTAAATTAACCCACGGAACACCTTGTTCTTCTGCCATCTGTTTCAGCTGATCAAAAGCGCCAAATCCTTTTTCTACAGCTAGTTGCATCTGGATCATGACCTTCGAAAAGGCAGACCCACCCGCTTCAGCTTCGACACCAACAGAAGATAGAGCAGTAGCAAATCCTAGAATTTCGCCTTGGCTCATTCCAATCTGTTTACCAGCTCCCGCTAACCGCAATCCCATTTCAGTGATTTCTGATTCGGTTGTAGCAAAATTGTTACCTAGATCAACAATGACTGATCCTAATTTATCAAAGTCTTTTTGAGACATTTGGGTAATATTAGCAAATCGTGCTAAAGAAGTTGCCGCAGTTTCAGCCGACATATTAGTCGATTCACCCATGTCTATCATCGTTTTAGTGAAGCTAACTACGTTTTCAGTCTTTATACCTAATTGCCCAGCTGCTTCGGCTACATTTGCTATTTCTTGATGGCTACCAGGTAATTGGGTGGCAAGATTACGCAGACCTTTCTCTAAGTCGCTATAGGAATAAACTACGTTTCCATTCGAGTCTACAACTTCATCATTTGTCTTTTTTACACCTGCAAAAGCACTTTCCCATGAAATAGCTGCACTAGTAACAGCAGTTGCGCCTGCCACTATTGGAGCTGTTACTCCAACAGTTAGGGCAGATCCTATCCCAGAAACTCCTTTACCAAAGGCTTCAATTTTTTTCCCAGAATTAATCAATACATCAGAATTAGCCTTTAGTTTCCCCGTAAACCCTTCCGTTTCCACTTTCATCCGAGCAATCTGTCCAACAGTTGTTTTCATCTGAGATTCGTAACTTGCTGATCTAGCTGTTGCTTGATTCAATTGATTAGCGTATTTAGCAGTCGAAGCAGTAGCGTTTCCGTTAGAGTCAAAACTATCCTTATAAGCTTTAGTGAGCAATTCTACTTGCTTTTCATTTGCTTGTAGAACTCCGCCTAAACCATTATATTTTGCTTGTAAAGCGCCGAGAGAATTCCCTGAAGAGTTCATTACTTGCATCTGTGATTTCATTGCTTTCATTTGATGGTTAACAGCGTTTTTAGCTCCGGCTAGACCTTTTGAAAAGGCTGAACTGTCTAAGTCTAGTTTGATAATCATATTGCCTAAAGGTTTTTCATTTGCCATATGTTTACCTCCTCTCTACATGGATTTCAAGAAGTCTTTAAGCTCAACTTCTTTTTGTTTCTCTTTCTTAGGCGAAGTGCACGCAATTTTCATCATCATTTCAAAGGAATTATCTTCTATGTCAGATAGTGACCATCCCGCTTTCACTAACTCTCTGCATAGGTTTAAGTACATTTCTTCTGCTTCTTCGGGTGTTACTTTTTTGCGTGTGGGTCTGGATTACTTTCAATCCCCATTACTTCTCCTAGGATGTCGTCCAATGTGCTCATTACCTTCTCAGATGGTAAGCCATCAAGAATTTGTTCAGCTGTCAATTTGCTATCCCTGAAGATACCTACAGCAAAATCTAAATAAATGTCTAAACGATTCCAAATCATTACTCCATCTTCATTTAGCTTTTTGATTGTTTCTAAAGCTTTTCGATAATCTTTCCCTGTTGTATCAAGATTTTCGTAAATTTTCTTACCTGATTCTTCTTTCAATTCGATTCTTACTTTTGCCATTTAGATTCCTCCATTATTTTCCAAATAAAAAAGCTAGCCCGAAGACTAGCCCGCTGTTTTTTCAATAACTGTAATAGTACATTTTGCTACTTTACCGCCATCCGTAGTAGTAAATGAAACTTCTGTAGTTCCGCCAACTTCAGCGTCTGTTTTTACTGTAACGTTGCCTCCAGTAACCGTAGCTACAGCTGTATTCGAACTGCTCCAGCTTCCTATTTTGTCTGTTGCATTTGCTGGTGTTACAGTAGGAGTTAATTTTAAGGTTCCGCCTTGTTCAACTTCAGCTGTCGTTTTATCCAACGTCACACCAGTAACTGAAATTGGAAGAGTGGTAAATGCAGGAATATCTACTTTTACTGATTCTTGACCTCCGACCACACGCGTAGTTTGATAATCTCCTTTAGCAACTTGAGTATTTGCTGCAATTCCAGTAATAGAAAGTGGACTTTCACCCTCTGCGACTTTTGTAAATTCAGTACCCTTTTTTTTATAGATTTTAAATGTATCTGGCATGGTTATCCTCCTAACTTAATTCAACTGTTGCCCCATTAATAGTGGGAGTGATTGCTCCAACAACAGGGCTAGTTACTCCCCCGCTGCAGGAAATACCATCTTTTTCAAAGCAGTAATAGAAGCTTCTTCGTCTCCAACATATTTTGCGACTGTTTGGCCTTTAGCATCACCTTCAACATCATTGGCAATCGCTGAAAATACATATTCTTCTGCTTCTGGTTCGAAAGCTTCATTTGTCGTTGTGTTAAGATTAATAGATTCACGACTGAATTTTCCTTTGAACATCGCAAGCATTGCTGTATCGCCGTTCAAATCCTCCGATTCCATCAAAATTGCACAATATGGTGGCTCAGTATCTTCTCCTAAGAAGCTGATTTTGTTTGTATCGGTTTTGTAACCAAGGATTTTGTCATTTACTTCTGTTGGTAAATCTAACAACCCAAATGTAGCTGAAACATCGCCTGTTCCTTTTTGAGAGACATAGTAAGCGATGTTCGATCCGTAAACTTTTGATGGTTCTTTTGATAGCCCACTGATTTCAGCAGATACAGTTGCTCCTTTGTCTTGTTTGCCTTCAATTACATATAGATTTGCTGCTGGAATCTTCCCTGTGCTGTCAAAGACCCCGATTGTCATTTTTTTGAATCCTACTAATGTCATAAAATTTTCCTCCTAATTTTGGGTAATAAAAAAAGACACGTTATTTTCGTGTCTTAATTTCTAATATTCGGTATCGTAAATTTTTGTATTTCCTTCGTAACGACGCGCGTCTACAAAGCGTTTTGTTTCAGAAAAGTATTCATCTAACCCTTGCCCGGAAATTTGGCCAAAGCCTAGTTTTTTCATCTCTTTTTTTATCTCATATTGAATCTGCTTGCATGTTGCTCTATATTTCGATTCAACGTCAATCTGTATCATATGCTCCACAGAAAGCTCTTTGTTACTTCCGTGGTACGCTTCGTTAGGTGTATCTACAGGACGAATTGTGATCATTGGACCTGTTTTATCGGCGGTTTCAGGTTGCTCATAAAATTTAATACGGTATTGCTCGGTATTCTCGTTGTAGGTCATTGAATGAATATACTCATTCAAACAAAGAGCCTCATAAATGATATTAAGCATATCTTTCATAAACTCTTTTTAACCTCCTCCCCTACAGCATCAAAGTACAACGGCTCGGAATTCTTAAGCGATTTTGTTATTACACCAAATCCTCTCGGTCTAATTTGTTTGCCCTTTCGTGTATATCCCCATTCATTCAAATGAATGATTCTATATCGTTGATGTGGACCATTCCAACCGATTTCAGCTTCTGCCTTGTAATCTCTATACGTAGCGTTCTTGCGAACAACCTCATCGATCGTATAACCTTTGTCTTTAAAAACGGTCATGTCCGTTTGCAACTGTTTTTCTACTTTTTCAGCGCCAACATTGATTGCTTTTTTTGTTAATGTCTTAGTTTTCTTTTCTCCAAACTTTTTCTCTAAAGCCTGAATTGTTTCTTGAACGCCTTCAAACTTTACGCTACTCATCGTTTATCACCGCTAATAAAAGTGTGACAAACTCATTCGAGGCTAAATCATGTCGTACTTCCACGATATTCCATCTGAGTCCGGAATATCGATAATCAATTATTTCTACGAAATCTTTATTGTCCGGAGTATACTTTTTTCTCGGATCACGCATCACTAGAGTGACAGCCAACTTACTATCTAATCCATTCAAAACTTCAAGGTCCCTCATTGATGGATCGTATATTTCAGCTCTTGTTTTATACAATATTTTTTCCTCATCATTACCGGGTTCAGGCCCATTTGAAGGTTTATATTGATAAAAGAAAACTTTTGTATTTAATTTTCTTGTACTAGACCTTTTCAGTGGACTCACCTTCTTTGAATACTTTATAACTCGCTTTGAGTTGAAGAATAAGAGAGTTGAACCCTAGGTCATACTCTCTTAAACCTCCAGTTGCATTCGCTGTTTCAATGGTAGCTGAGCGTGCATGATAGTAATGATCCGTCAGCATCAAGATAGAAAGGTTTAAAAGATCTGTGGAATCATTATCTGTTTCATAAAAAGAAGGCTTATCTTGTCCGATAGCTCCTTTGATGTATGCAATAGCAGCTGCCGCAGATCGTTTAATGCCAGTATTATCGTCAGAAAAATCTTCACGAATCGCCTCTTTAATTTCTTCTAAATCTTGTTCATTTTTAGGATCTAGAATCATGAATACACCGCCTAACTAAGTTCGATAGTTGCCCCATCTGCAGTCGGGGTCACTTTCCCGACGACTGCCGGGGCTACACTTTTTTTACCGCTAAACGGAACGCTGAAGCCAGTTTAATCTGATGATCAAACCATGCTGTGACAACAAACAAGTTAACACCTGTTTTCACGTCTTTATCTTGTTCGTATGTCGCACCAATATCGTAGTTAAAGTGTGAGTATGAAAAATCTCCGATAACAGGGGTAACAGCAGCATCAGTAAAGATTACTGGTTTACCTAAAATTTGTTCAGGTTGTGCTGTATACAGAGTTGCACTTCCGTTAGCTAGGGTTTCGATGATATTTAAATAATCGGCATATTTCATCATGATTTTTGCATTTTCACGATAGTCTTCGTGTAGATCAGCAATAGCAGCTTTAATTGCTTTGTATAAATCTTCACCTTCGACTTTTTTAATGTTTACTTCCGTTTCGTCATAGAAACTCATATGTTCTTCGCCAGTTTTAGGAGTTGTAGCAAACGCAACTTTACGCTCTTTTGCAGCTACACCAGACTGTAAATTACGCTCTACAGTTGAAACTAAATTCGTATTTGTTCCAGCTAAGATAGTTTCAGAAATACCAGTAAAAACTTTAAACTTATGACGTCCAAAAGCTACTGTATCCCCTTTTGCTTTCAGTTCTTTTGCTGTCTCCATATCTGCAATAAAATCATCATCATCCAATGTGAAAGAAACTTTTGGAATTTCCAGATTAGGAATATTTGTGATAGCCGAAACATCTCTTAATGGATTTTTTACAATCGGTTCAGAGATAATGTCGGTAGCTACTGTTTTAGGTAAGAATTTCCCACCTTTTGATGCATCATCATCGCCTAATACTTGTAAAACATCTGATGGAACAGCTTCTTTTGCAATGGTTTTGCGAATCAATTCTGCTTTTGCATCAATTACTTTTTGTTTAGGATTTTCAGGAGTAGTAAATTGTCCTTTTGACAAATTAGCCTTTTGTTCTGCTTCCATTTGGTCGTGTTGAGTTTTGATAATATCGAAACGTTGCTGTAAATCATCTTTTGATTTTTGCATTTGAACTAACTCTTCAGCGCTCGTCCCTGGATCTGTTGCTTTTTGCATAATCGTATCGTTTTGTTTTTGAATTTGCTGTCCTAATGTAGCTAAATCTTGTTTTAATTCATACAGTGTTTTCATTTATAATCCTCCTAGAATTGTGCCTATCAAGGCTTTGTTTTGTTTTGCATGTTCAACGATTTTTTCTATTTTTTCTTGGTCTCTCGAGTCTTCTTGTCTAGAGTCCAAAAGTTTTTCTGGAACTTTTTGATACGTTTCAAACAGTTTTTGACTGATTGAAGCTGCAACTTGATTAGCTGACTCAACCACATCGCAAAGACCGTAATTGTATGCTTCTTGAGCAGACATCCAAGTTTCTTCGTCCATAATTTGTTTTATTTTTTCTTCTGTTAACTTTTCACCAGCTTTTGCTAAATACGTAACTACAGAAGATTCAGCTATTTTGTCCAAATCATCTGCTTGTTTACGTAGCTCTTTGGCATTTCCCATTGAAATTGTCCAAGGATTGTGGATCATTAACATGCTGTTCTCAGGCATAATGACTTCATCACAGCTTGCTACAATCACACTGGCAATTGATGCCGCTAAAGCATCCACATGAGCTACAACACGTGCTTTGTGCTGTCGCAACATATTTCCAATTGCAATTCCTTCAAAGACAGAACCACCTGGTGAATTTATGTGAAGATTAATCTGGCTAACTTCTCCAAGCTCCTTCAAATCTTTTTGAAAACTTGCTGCAGTAGTGTCTGTGTCGTCCCATTTGAATGAGACAATTTCTCCAAATATAAAAACATCTGCTTCATTTTGATTAGCAGACTGTTTGCATTCCCAAAACTTTTTCATTTCAACCCTCCTTTCAAGGCAAAATAAAAAAGACCTAACTATTTTTAGTTACGTCTGTTTCACTAGACTTATTCGATTTTCTTAATGTTGGATCCATTTCTTGCGGATACATATCACCTGAAATCCATAGATCAGCAGCTTTTCCACCTCGTGGAGGCATTTCTTCTAACATTCTTGCCTCGTCAGGAGACATCCAACCATCGCGTATTCCGCCATGGTAAAACTTTTGACGTGCATCACTGTCTCCACGAAGTAATCCCATCATGTTAAATTTAAAATAATAACCTTTTATTCTTTCGTTTTTTTGAAGTATTTTCTTATTAAACTCTCTTTCATATTGCTTTACGATCGGAGTAAGTGTCATATTAACGAATAGTTGCATCAATTGTTCATTTGAAGAAAAGCTGCTACTGTCAGAGTTCAAGAAAATGCTAGGAACGTTATAAACATTAGCAATACGATCTCGAGTAATTTCCTCAGTGATTTTCATGTCAGTTGCTACAAAGTTCCGTTTCATTTCTTCAATAGTTACACCCGGTTCTTGGAAAAGTACGCCACCGTTTTCTTCATAGAAACGTCTAAAATCTTCCACAACGGCTTTTCTTTTTTCTTCATCAACGCTAGTGGCATAAGTTAAAATGAATGAATCTCGTAAGGATTGCATTTCTTTTAAAGAAAATTCACGAACTGCTTTATCAAAATCATTTGAATTTTTTAATACTTGGATTGGACTTATTCCCTTCCAATTTCCATTTCCCGCAATATGTCGTACATGAATAACATCAGTATTATGAAAATAGAATGTTTTGCCATCATTATTCACTTGATACCATAGTTCTTTACTATCCTGTTCAATTACCGGTTCAACATAATTTGGATTGAAAGGGACCAATGTATCAAATTGCCCTCTAAAGTCTCTAATAATCAAAGCATAGCCGTTTCCATTTGTATTCCTGCTAACTTCAAGTACATTAATTATTTGGTCCAAAGTTTGATTTTTGTTAGGAAAATATATTAATCGGTCCATAGACTCATCAAATTGTTGATCGTAATTCAGATATTTTTTGAATGGTAGACTAGACAATGTATTACTTAAACGAGATACGACCGAAAAAATATTTTCATTGGTTTCAAGAGTTGAATTTTCTATTCCAAAAAAAGTCTTACCAAACCAAGCCTTGAAACTACTACTAGTTGAGTAATCTTTTATAATTGCCTGTTTGATAAATTTTGGAGTTACCCTATTAACCACTTTTTGAAACTTATTCATTATTTACCTCCCCTCATCATTTCTCTGACGCTTATAAAACCAATGGTTCCGCTCTGTTTAGATTTTGTAGCAAACATTTCAACTACGCTGACATGACTATTCAATACAGCGGCAAAGCCATCTATTTTTCTATTTTTTGATTGTTTAGTAGGCATCCAGTTATTATTTCTATCTTGCACTAACTTTACATTCGATAAATACCAGCGAAAAATTTTCTGCCGGTTATAAATGACCTTGCCATCTAAAAAGCGTTCTTTCAAATCTTTCATCGGACCGCCAAGAGTAGTGAAGCCCTGAATAGCCTCTTCCATCACAAACCCGTAGTCAATCATTTGTCGATTCAAAATCAAACTGTTTCTCCTGTCATATCTGATTTTCAGTATTTTATATTTTTTTGATTGTTCAACAAACCAGTCAAAAACAAACTGGTAATCGACATAACTGCCTGGTGTCACAGTTAGATCACCTGATTTTATCCAAGCATCCAACCGTTGTTTATTATTGTCGTTGTTATATCTCTCTTGCGAAATCCAACTATGTTCTAGAACTGCTATTTCTCCAGTTTCGTAAATAGGAAACTCTAAATTAGCCGACGTGAAATCTTGTGTTTCTGATAAATCATACCCTCCAACACATTCTTCACCTTCCATGGTTTCCCAATCAATTATTTTGTTATTCTTATTAATCGTCTGCATATCTAGAAACGATAGTTCGTCTATATCAGAAAATAGATTGAACTGCTTAGTAATCCAGTCCGCTCGTTCCTGTGGACTATTACGCTCTGTTTTCCAATCAGTTACCAAATCAACAAATGACATCAATCCGATATTTGGATTAGCTTTGATCCAATTTCTTGGATCATCTGCTTCAGAAACATCATCTAGCTTTGCTACAAAATAAAAAACTCGTTCATCTAGTCCATCTTCGAGATGTTCTAAACAATCGAGTGCATTGTCATAATATTGCATAAGCGGCCCATCAAGAACATAACCAGCTGTAGTTATATATACGATCAGCGGTTGTCTTCGTGTACCACGAGATTTTTTTATTACATTGATCAATTTGAAATTAATGAATTCATGAATTTCATCAAAAATCGCAAAATGAGTGTTTAAGCCATCCAGCTTTTTACTATCAGATGCTCGAGCTTCCATTTTAGAGAAAGTAGCCTCATCTTTAATTAAGGATCTTTGCGGCTTATATTTTTTATCCAAACGCGGCGATTGTTTCACCATTTCTTTGGTTTTATCGAACAAAATAGAGGCTTGATCTTTTGCATTGGCCAACACATAGACATTGGCACCTTGTTCATGATCATATCCAAGCATGTAAGCAGATAGCCCACTGATAAGAGATGTCTTTCCATTTTTGCGACCAACGAATGTCAAAGCTTCACGAAAACGTCGAATTCCTGTGTCTTTATGAATCCATCCGAACATCGAACCGATGATAAAATGTTGCCATGGTTGCAAGATAAACCGGTCAAAGTCACCTTCAGTCGGGCGGCAATTATCTTCAATAAAACGAATGGGACGATGTCCAATTTCTTCATCGAAAATCCACGGAAATTCTTCTGTTCCTTGCCGTTCTAAATCTAATACATGACGTTTAGCAGCAAGAATGTTTTCTTTGCTCGCAGGTATAGATCCATCAATCAATCGTTCAGCATACCAAGTGGTTAAAAGCTCAGGATATGGTTCTAATAAGATGCCTCCCCATGAAGCTTGCTCTTCTTTGTAATCAGCCCACCATCTTTCAAGTTCTGAATATGGTAATGACATCAGGTCCATTCATCATCATCCTCACTTCGAGCCATTTTTATAGCTAATTTTGCTCTAGCTGAAGGTGATAACCCCAAGTCACTTCCAAAAGACCGCATGTTTTTTGAACAAGTATCCAATTGTTTGATCAGTGGATTGCCAATATCTTCTGGATAATCTCTTTGCACTCTGGCTGCTTGATTTTGCAGTTTTAAATGTTCTGAGTACCAATAGCAATACATAGCCAGTGGATAAATATCACCGTTTGTAATTAAATCTATCTCAAGCAACTCTTCTTTCAAGAAATCAAATGCTTTTGTTGCAGATTCATTCAGCCATTCAGGAGCTCTGATATTGTCACTTTTCATTTGCAATCTTTCTTCAGCTTCTGCGCGCTTCTTCAATTCATTAACGTTCTTTTTATTGGGATTTTTTTGTAAGAGCTGTAATTTTGCACTTTTTGCTGGTTGCGGCATTTTATCACCTTCTTTCATGGTAGAATTAAAAATAAAAACGGAGTGAAAGTTATGATTACAATCAAAGATACTCAAGCAATGGAAGAACATTTAAACAGGACTTACAGTGATACCCGGACATCTAGAATGTTTGGGATAATGCTCGCGCGTCCTCATTCTCTAAATGCTTCATTCATAAAAGATAATTATTGTTACTGGAATGAATTTTCAGGGAAAGATATTGATATTTTTTGGGCTGGGTATGGAGCATATAATCCCGAAGACAAAGACTTAATACAGGTTGAGGTGTCTGGTTATCCTCATTATTTACAGTTCAGCAATAAATCATTTCTTGAAGTAAAAAACGCTATAAAGAAAGTAATTCCGAAGTTAAAGTATACTGATACTTACCCTATTTTAGTATTGGTAGATTATAAACAAGGTAAGATTTGCTATGAAGATGCAATTGTTCTTAAGCTTGTAGATGATAAGGAACAAATCGAAACTAGTATTAATAGTACGATGGAATTTATACTAAATTTAGTAAGTGATTCTGGTTCTGTATCTGATTTTCATAAACTTGTTATTAAATGCGTAAATCAAAAAAATAAAATCAATATTACAGATAAAGTCCTGAATATTGCTAGTCTCGTGCTACAGTAAAAATATTGAAAAGCGGTATTTGTGTGAAGGAGGGAGCTCACCGGTCTTGGCGCCCTCCTGTCTCTACTTTTCTAAATAGGGGGGCTACTTGCCTTTACTTCTTCTAAGTTCTATTTCCACTCGTAAACTCTCACACGCTAATCTAGGTGTCGCTAGAACTTGGTGATTAGTCTCACGAGATGCATAGGTTGATTCTATAATTACAGTTCCGTCCAAAACATCCGTTTTTAATTTATTAATTCCTTCAATGAGATGATCTAAAGACTCAATCTGTTTATTTTTTGCATTACTCTCTTGTTGCATAGAACTTCACTACCTTTCTTTTCGTCTTAACTTTCTTTTCTCCTCCTGATCTCTCAGGATGTTCTTTGTTATGGCAAGCAAGGCAAACAAGCTCTAGGTTATTAATGTCCCAGAACTTAGTTATATCTTCTCTTGCTTCAATTATGTGATGGACAACTATCCCTCTTGTGACTATCCCTCGACGTTGACACTCTTGGCATACACCAAAGTCTCTTGCTATAACTAGTTCTCTAAGCTTCCTCCACTTGTTCGTCTTATAGAGTTTGTCTATCTCGTCTCTAGGTCTAGCTTCTTTCATTTACACATCTCTCTTGTGTCCGATTGTTTTTATATCTGGATACTTAGTTACTTCACCTAGGTACTCCATATTGATGTCGTTTGTTGAACCAGCTACCACATCAGTTGTTGTATGGTAGTGATAGCTTACATCTATCAATCCCTCTAACTTCTGACCTTTGTAATAAACCTCTGGTACTGAGTCAGTATCTTTTAGTTTGATCTCTAGAAGGTTTGTATTACTTCTATCATCTAACGCCGATTCATCAATCCTCTTTTTGATCTGTTGCAGTACTTTTCTTCTTGTCTTTTCTGTCATTATTGGTACTACTATCTCATATCCAGTAAACTCGCAAGTAAAGCGTTCAATAGCATAAGCGTTTTGAAGTGGCTTAGCACTAAGAACAGCTGGATTGTTGCTATAATAACGATCTACTAATAACTTCCCTATAGGAATGGCATCTAAAGCTCTATCAGTAAACACTAAAACATTGGGATAATCTTCTTGAATTTTGTAAGCTAGATTTGGTGTAGTTACAATGTTATACCCTTCCCTAATATAATCTTTTAATTTCATAGTTTCCCTCCTGAAAACATCCAATAATTACTTGTTAATGCTATTGCATCTTTTCGACATAAACATTCACTAAGGCTTCTTGCACTTTGAATATCCCTTCAACGCCTAATCCTTTTACATCTAGATCTAGTCTATCTTTCAAGAACTTAGCATTGTGCTCTGCTCTAATTGTTTGCTCAGCGATGAAATAATTTAGTGCTGCTACTTCATCCATCTTTAACCCAACTAGGCTAATGATGTTCATAAACAACGTGCCCAGTTCATCCATATCTTTCTCTGCTCTTATCTTTTCAATCAACTTGATGTAATCATAGTTATCATTCATTTGATGTACCTCTCAATGTTTTGTTGAATATATTCGTCTTTCCAATATCCATGGCCACAGTAACGAAGATTGTACTTATCGATCTCATCCGGTGTTGCTTCTCTGGTCATTTCAACAATGGAGTATTTCTTTTTAATCTGGACTGATTGAACCACTCTGATTGGGTCATCTGTGTTGGGTTGTGGATATCTGTTAGACAAAGATACATACCAGTAATTTCTCATTATTCAGCCTCCTTTATGTAAAATAAAAAGACCACTCAGCGGTAGTTTCTCATTGGAAGTCCTTCTCTCTATCTGAGATCAGATCATTATAAAGAGCAGTAGCTCGTTCCTTCCCGAAACGTAATCTACGTTGAATAGTTCCAATCGTAAATGATTGTCCTTGACCAACTTCTTCAAAGTCCTTCTTTAATCGCTTCATTTCTTCAAATTCTTTAGTAGTATATTCTTTCATGAGTTCATTCCTCCTTTATGTAAAATAAAAAAGACCACTTAAGGAGTGATCTCATATGTAAAAAACTACACCTCAGCAATGAGATGCAGTTATAACCCTATGTGAACACTGGACTAGAATACCGTCTCTAGCCAAGACCTACGCAATGATACAAAGCCTCACACAGGCAACTTGCCGTGTTCCTAGCAAGTCCAACTTAATGTTTCTCTCCTAACCTACACCTGAGAGTGGCGCACGTCTGCGCTAGTATTTTATGCCTATTAACTGATTTCCAGGCACGCTGGTTAATTCAGCCAACCAATCGGCATCCGATAAGATTGATTGTTTCCGTAGGTTCCTTAAGTCACTGGCAAGGAATCGAACCTTGCATGGTTGCGCTTAGCTCTTGTTTCTCTGGTCTTCAAGCATACCTACCAGATATAGCGTCTACCCTTTCCGCCACAGTGACACTATAAAATTATTCTTGGCTGCTACTATTTTTTATTTTGCCCATTTTTAAATCCAATCATATAGACATTAAGACAGAGCGCAAAAATTGAAATTATTAACGCCATCATTTCTCTTCACCCACCTTTTTAATTATTTAGTTAAATTGTATTTTTCTGCAAATTCACTATCAGCTTTTTCCAACGACCTAAGTGAAATAAATTTTTTATTTTTTAATTGTTCTATATTCCAGAGAGCGTCTTTTCTAATCTCTTTTATTATTTCTAATAGACCTTCTCGGGATTCATCAGATATAAACAACTGATCATAGTAATTTTTAGTTTTATCTAATTTTGTTTTTTCAGTATCGCTCATTCTCTTTTCTATCTCATTGTTCATCTCTATTACATTATCGATTTCAGTCTTTAATGCATTATGATCATAGAATAAATCGTTACTAAATGATTGGTAAGTTAGGCGTTCTTTACTCGAAATATCAGTCAACTTGATTTCATTTAATTTTTCATAGTTTTTCTCTAGGCTATCTAATATTATATTGAGATTACTTCTGGTAACAGGTTTATTTTTAGATGATTCAATAGTAGCATATAGAACATCTAAGTCTTGTATTGCTAGTCTGTTAGAGTTGACTAGTATTTCATTAACTGATTTACCATAGTTTGTTTTCATATTCCTTAAATCATTCCAATTATACAGAGCTATGAGTACCGAAATAATTGATATACTAACCGTTATTACATCTTTCCACTTTATGTTTTTCAAATTTATCACCCATTGTATATTTTACGATAAATCATGTGAATAAATCAAAAAACAATAAACAGCAACGGATGATAGATAATAAGAACAATTTAGAAGGAGTTGAAATTCACATCCTTATTCTTAATATTTCCGCTGCTGTCTATCGAAGCTTAATTAAACGATGAGGGAGATTTCCTCCCTTACATTTTATTTTGTCGATCCTGTTTCCTAATCTTTCGACACTATCATAATACAACGTTGAATAGGTAAGTGATTGGTATAAAAAAGGTATAAAATGGAAACCAAATTGGTAATAAAAGGGTATAAAAAGTGTAAAAACTGGCTACTTGAAAGCAACCAGTTCTAACGATGAAGCAAATTGGATGATAATTCTGTTTGATTCTACTTTAACCGATTCTTCGCTAGTATTATTCCTTTGAGCAGTTACATAAATGGGCAGACCATTGATATAACGATCATAGAATATCTTCTTGCGCCTTTCAGTCACATCAGGCTTATGCGGATGCTGTATCGCTGAATAGCCTCGAACAAACAATTTATGCAGATACTCAAATTCTTCCTGTGCTTCTTCTTTATCGATCAGCATTCTTTCTGCTTCAAATATATGATCAGCTGTAGAAGGTGGAACCAAGGAATAAGATGCTGTCACTTTTGGTTCTCGAGGTTGACCTACTCTACATCTAGCTGATAGATATGCTGAAAGAAACACAGCGACATTATGTTTTGTGCGTTCCATATCAACATCTTTCGCGCTTGGTGTCTCATATTTCTTTACATCGAAAAGTACCATCCTCTGATTCCCCCAATTATGATATAATACTTATGTCGGAAATATTATTCATAGTCGGAGGAATCCGACTTTTTTTATTTTGTACGTGAAATGAGTTCTCCTGATTTATACGCCTCAGCAAATTCAACCAAAGCTACTGCCTTCATTCTCTCGATAGTTCTATCGGAATATCCTAATTTTTCTCCTATTTGATACATTGACATCTTATTAGGAAAACAATAACTATAATAAAGTACCTGGAAATGGATTCTACTTAGCCGTGTTAATGCTTCGATAACCGAATCTCGAGTACTTATCGCTTCAATGATTTCTTCGTTTTGACTGTCAATTGTGAATTTCAAATTTTTGGTAACAGTCATCACGGAAAAGTCTATTTTCACTGGTCCGACCAAACGTTCTAAATTTCTGTATCTTTTTAGTAATCGTCTAGCATTTTTCCTTGTTTGCTTAATATCTATATTCTCTAAAATGTTCACAATTGCCTCTTCTCCTTCCAGTTGTGGAATAACGCTCATTGTTGTAGGATAGTTGTAAAAAAGCAAAATTAAGATTTTATAACTTCCATATCCACCAATCTCACCACTGCTAAATTCTCTTTGCTTTTCGCTAACCGCTTGTCACATTCCATCGTGTTTTCAATGCGAATGATCGCTGAGTGATTATAGAGATGTTCTACATATCCACGAAATGGATAGATGAACCCTTCTGCTTCACAGCGAACCATGTCACCGACTTTGAATTTTGGTTTCTTACGTGTTTTAGGATTCTTTGTCGGCATATCTAGCATTAAACCGCCGATACCGTGGCTGCTGGAGTAAAATCCGTCTTTTAGTTTCATTACTCTACCTCCTCATGATCGATAGTGACCAGTTCATATACTTGTGTTAATCCACCAAGTCGTCGTGAAACTTGGTTAGCTTCTTCGAGGTTATCAAACCATCTTGCATTTTGAAGAAAATCTACAAGGGATAACGTATTATTGCCTATAGAGCGTTCATCACTTCTATAAAATTTATTCCCGAACCTTACTACATAAACCTTCATTCTATATCCTCCCATTTACGATCATCATTTAATATCGAAATTCCAAACTTACGAATAGCATCACTTGCATCAGCAACACACTGACTTGCCACTTTATATGTTTCTTCTGCTGAAATTCCATATTCTTTTTCAAACTTTGTCTTTAGTACATTCAGTTCCTGTTTTCTTAGTTTTGCTACTCTGCGGTGTCTGGTGTTCATTGTCAATCAACTCCCTAATCTGAAAGTGTCGTTTATACTTGATCGAAATTCTTTCAAGTGGTTCTCTACCACAGAATCAGTCACGTTAAAACGATCAATTAATACTGGAGCTGCCATATCTTTCAAATAACTTTGTCTGATGACTAATTCAGTACCATCAGGAAGTTTTTTATTAACCTCCCGACCGTTAATAATTGACTGGACGTCTGCTTCACTTAGTGGTATTTCGTATTTCATTCCGCTTCCTCCTGTTCTAATCCCCATTGAGCGAATGCTGCTAGGACTTCGAATTGCTCTTTGTCTGTTAATTCCATCAAAGGATCCCTTAATTCGTCTAAATGCCCCCATGCTGCATTATTCATCATCCAAAATACAACTTGCATTGGCTTTCCTGTTGGCGCAGTTAGTTTCAACCACTCAAACACGATTTGCTGGTTGTCGTTGAGTTGAATTGATTTTTCTATTTGTCTTAAATCTTCCAATTCAAGTCGTAGATGACTGATTTGAGTCATTTTAGCTTGCTCAACAATTGGAAACCCCAATCCCAAACTATCTTCTAAATTTTGGAGTTCGCTTTCTTTCTCAGATATGAGTTGGTGCAATTTTTTCATCCTTCTACCACCTCTTCCACTGGCACAGCAAACGGCCAGTATCTTTCATCAATTTCTTTTATTTCTGATTCCGTAAAAGTATTTTTCCATTTAGCCCCATAACGTTCTGTAGCCGCTGAGAAACACATATGAGTATCTCCTGGCATTAAAAAAGTTTGGATAAGGTAGTATGTTACGCCTGGTATTTTTAGCTTCACGTGATACAACGGTTCTTTCTCGACCTCGTAGCCGTATAACAAAGCTTCTATTGCTTTCTTTTTATTAGGATAATTGCCGCTGCATTTATCAACAAGCCAGTACAACAGCTCTTTGTTTTCTAATGATAATCCGTTCTCGCTAAGTTCAAAATCAACACCATATCCCCAACCTGCACGTGCAACAAGTGAAATAGCATAAAACTCGTCATGTTTTGCTATAACTCGTTTTGCCCAATCATCAAAAAACTTCGGCATCACATGCTTTGGATGTTCATCTAGCTCTTTAACGATATATCGTATATTCTTACAGCTAGCAATATACCCCTTCCAATAAGCCGTGTTTGCTTCAGTACCTGTTTTTTGGTGTGCGTGGCGTTCGTTTTCTTCTATTTCTTTATCAATCCATTTTAATGCCCACAATTTGTTTTTTTGCTCCTGTTTATTCATTACTGTTCCTCCCCCAATAACTCTGGATTTTCGGTAGTAGTCATAAATCGATCTCTCTTCAAAAGTTCTGGTGAATTATAAATATTCCCCGCTACCGTCAATTGTTTTCTATTACTATATAATTCTGTTTCGTAGATGTGTTCACCGCGAATTCTGTAGGCTCCGTTTTTTGCTCTAAAAACTTCTACGTAACTGTGCCAATAAGTATCGGCGTAGTTCGTTGATTTATGAGTGATAAGCGCTATATCCCCCTCAAATATCTCCACACCATTCTTATCCTTCAGAGTGGTAGATTGCATGAGGATTGAAGCTATTTTGGGAAAACCATAGTCATTGGGATAATCTACATCAATATCAAGCACACTTATACCATCATCATTCATTTCAAAACAAACTCCTGTCGTGCTAGGATAAATCATTCTGTCTTTTTCTCTATCCCACGCTCTAAACTTCGGTATCATTCGCTGTCCTCCTCGTATTTTTCAATCAATTCCATTACTTTTTTCACTATTTCAAACTCAACCGCTTTTGATTCTTCGAAATCATGAACAATTTCTGGAAACAGTACATCATCAACTACCCACAAAATAATCTGGCGCTTTCCACCAAAATTTATGATTAGATGGTCCGATTCCACAGATACTGTTGCTCCTGATTCGATATCATATAAATCCATGCTGAATTGAATGAGCTTTTTTATCATTCGCTGTCCTCCTCAAATACTCTTCTAATATTTCTTTATACTTCTCTACAAATTTGAAACGATCTTGATGAAGCTTCTGACTCCAGTTAGTTTGTTTATCAAGCTCACGCATCTGATCGAACCCTTTTTGAATTTCGTTGTAATAAAATTCAATGTTTGCTGCAGCTTTCCAATGCCTGCTACTTCGCACTCCTGCTCCTGTTTCAGCCATTTCTAACTTAACTAATTCCGCTCGTTCTTTTGATTTTTTATCTTTCTGAATCTTTGCCATGATTTTTTTGAGGATGATGTCACTGTATTGTGTAATGAGATCCATTATTTTTCCTCCACATACCTAAACTGTCGTCCTTTTGAATCAATCCATAAGCTCCTAGCCCTATCCCAGATAATGTTTTTGCTTAATCCAGTAATTTCAGATAACTGTTCAGCAGTACCTGTTACTAGAATTCGATCACCATGCCAGATTGCAATCTTTCTCGGCGTTCTCCGTTTGGGCTTTTCAGTCCACATTGATTTACCGAGCTTTTGGACTTCTGTAACTATTTCTTTGTCTTCTTGCCAATTCTCAGAATGTGTCAGTTCGATGATTCGTTTCATTGCCGCTTTCTTATCCATCCCGACGTTCCCCTTTCAATAATTTGAGTACTTGATCAAGTGCGCTCTCACGTCCACCATGGAACGTGTTGAGCCACTTGTCTTCGTACGAGGCGCTTTGTCTTAAAGCTTCTTGATGCATTAGTTCGATCTGTGCTGTAAATGTTTTTAGATCCATCTGATTACACCTGCTCAAGTTCACTAAGATGTTTTTGCAATCCTTTAATGCAATCAACAAATAGTAATTTTGTATAAGCTAAATTTCTTAATTGTGTTGTATCGATATAGAGTGCGAAATAGTATCTGAGTTTACTCCAACTCGAACGATCATTATTAATTCCTTCGATTCCAGCTTCTTCGAGTTGATCATATACGTCTCTCAGGATTTCTATTTCCTCACCAGTTTTATACTTTGCTATTTCATTAATTAGTTCTAGATAATCGATTTTCAATTTTCCACCTCTTAAAATGGTGCTTTTGATTGTCTATTAGCTCGTTCTAGCGCTTTTTTCTTGAGATAGGCTTCTTGGTCGATTGCCCATTCAGGAAGCTTCTCTCGTCTTCCTGTGCGCTTGTATCCACTGCTTGCGTTCTTAGGTTCACTTTTTTCTTTCCTTGCCCAACTTCGAATAGTTGCCAAATAGTTTTTATAAGTCTTACCAGATGATTCACAATACTCTGACAGTCGTTCGATTCTCTCTTGGTAATCATTAGGGAATTCTGTTTTGAGTTTCTCCATCTGCTCATCTGACAAAAGAACATTTTTATACTCTCCGTATTTATGACGGATGGGCTTAGCCTTCGATTTTTTCGAAGGCGTTAAATCTTTTATCTCTTTACTATCCTTACCTAACCTATCCTTACCTAACCTAACCTGTGTATCCATTTGGTATACCGCTTGGTTGTCATCTGGTATACCAAGTTTTTCATCATGTTTAGAAAGCTCTTCTGCAAATGTATAAGCTTTGTTATCTTTGTCTGCTAGTAAAGCTTTTTCATCCTGATATAACGTGGGTTTGTAACGATCATTACGAATATAGTTGTGTATTTTCCAATGCTTAATGACGATCACACCGCTCTCGAAAACTAAGATGAATCTTTTTGCCATAAGCAGTTTTAAATCATCATCACCACAACCAACCATACGTTGTATTTTTTTGGGATTATTAATAAATCCATCATCATCTGCGCGCATTGATAGATGGAAATATAATGCCTGTGTCGATAAAGGCATATCTAGGAATGCATCAGAATCAATAATTGTCTTTGCGAACATTCTTCTTTCTGCCAAAATTATTCCTCCTCATCCACGACGATAATCGTGTACTGGTAACAAGTCTCTGTAATTCCATTAACTAATCTATTCGTCTTAATTTTTTCAACACTAATATCGCTTTGTTCAGCTTGTGTACCAATGAAAGCAAATGTCATGATTTCTAAGAACAATTTGTCTCTTGGACTCATTTTTTTATACTTAGTGCGCCATGTTTGTGCAAACGCTACTGCGTTTAAATTAATCATCATTAGCCCCCGATTCTTAATTTCTTGATTGTCTCCTGGTTTAACTTAATCCCTTTGATTTGATATTTATTTTTAAAATTGATCACACCTATTTTGTGCTTCTCCGTGTGATGGATTCTGCAGAGTGCTGCAAATGTGTACTCTGAATGATCAACTTCTTTGCGCTTTCGTCTTCCTAGCGCTTTGTCAAAGTGATCGATATCAGCTCCTGTTTTGCCACAGATGCAGCAGACTCTTTTTGTGATGCATTTGTAGAAGTAATACTCTTGATTCGCTGGTAAAATCTCATAACCTTCTTTGAAAGGAATATGATGTTCAAAGATAAAATCTAGGATGATATTCGCTAAGATATTGGCATCACTCACGGTTGTGCTCGATTCGTCTTTGAGGCTTATTTCGCGCCCTGTGACACCTTCGAAACGGAAGTAGAAGAATTCCTTCCAGAAGTCCGTTGGCATGCCTGTATCGATGAAAATATCGCCTATGAGCGCATAGATGAAGTTTCGTTGCTGTACAGTGAAACGTCTAGGATCAATAAAACGAATTTCAATGACTCGATCGCCATCGTAGCCGTCATACATCGTCTTTAGTCGATCAATGTTCACTTCTTCATTGATCGTTGCACCTATGTCGTTTCCTTTGAACTTTTTCAGAACCGCTGAATATGAATCGATTAATGGTTTAAACACTCATATCACTTCTCTTTTGTTTCTTCTCTGTACTGATCTTCAATCCAGTTAACGCCTCGTTTTAGAATGCCCAAGTCTCTCTTGGTCCATTTACTGTCATCAGCGGTTATAGAAGCCGCATCAGTCAATGCAACAATTGCTTCATCAATCGATTTTTCGTACTTGTTAGCAACCAGTTGTAAAGCATCCAAGAATAGCTTTTTGCTTCTTTGAGTAGCTGGTTCAAGCATCGAGACATCTTCTGGCATATCTTCGCCAGCAAATATATATAGCCCTAGCCCAAACATCGCTAGATTTTTTACAAGACAGCGCATGATCGTTTTGTTGATATCAAACATAGTTGCTGCTTCAACTCGCTTTTCGATTTTTCCAACAATCTCTTTTTTCTTCGTTTCGTTATTCCACTGATAATCATTGACTTCGTAGGTATATGGCTCATCTTTCATTGCCTTGTTTGCACCATCCATGACTGGTAACCACATGTCACGCTTTACTCCGTTGACTGTGATACTGGTAAAAACCATATAGCCTGTTTTTTCATCAAAGAGGTATGGACGATGCGTTTCTGGATCACGATAGATTTCGTAGTCTACTTCTTCGCAGATTTTGCTGACTTCTGCCCATGCCCATGCCCAGGACAGATAAGTTAGTTTGTTTCTTTTTTCAACAACATCATTGACGGTTATCTTGTACAGACTATTGAATAATTTGTTATCGTTGCGTTTCATTCCTTCACTCATCAAATTCTGCCTCCATTTCAGCAATGTATTTCTTACCTGGTCCGTAATAAGAGATATCGATCAAGTTATCTCTGTCATACTCTTCTAGCGCATCAATCAAGCCATCTTCGATGACATAGATGTATTCAGGTTTGTTCGAATGTTTCGATAGATGGATAAGATAAACATGATCCCAAATAGTTACAAGGTTACCTAAATCATCTTGATCACAAGCTAGTTCTTCATTCGTCAAAAGATTACGTCTGATTTTTCGATTGCTTGTTTCCTTGATATTCGATTTACCCCAACTAGGATCAGTCAAATATTGATCTAGAGTGGAAAGTTCTTTTTCCATATGCTAAAATCTCCTTATGATGTGTTTTCTTTGTGACTCTTTGCTTGCCGGCGGAGTCACTTTTTTATTTGTTGCCAAGCTTTTTGCTTATCAATATGTTGTTGGCTTAGGATGTTTGGTTTATTGTGTCTCCACCAGCGATTAGCAATTATTACGCCTGTTTTTAGCGCTTCAGCTCTATTCATCCTCTAACAACTCCATTTGCTTAATAATTGTCATCGTCGCTGTAGAAGGCATCCAATTGTTAATAAACTCGATAACATCATCGAACTGTTTTGCCTTGATACGATTTCTAGCTACTGCTCCAGTGATTCGCTTAATTCCGCCATTCAAGTCTTTAAACAATTCTGCTTTTGCTTTGCTATTTAAATGCTGCTGATTACAAATAACTCTAATTTTGTTGCGAACCATATTAGAAATTGTTCGGTAATCTGGTTCAGCTAGAAGTTGATTGTTCTTCAAATCGTTTAAATCAGACTCGATAGCGTCTACTCTTTCATTCGTTTCTTCGTTTGCAGCTAGAGCAAGTAATGCCATTTCTCGTTTAGTTGCTGGAATTGATGGCAATTGGTCTTTTAATTCTTTTTCCATCTTGTTGAAGGCCTCAATATATTGAAGTTTAAAACTTAAAGCTTTCTTACCAGTGAAGCCCATTGCTAATAGAGAGAAGCCGTCTCTATTCATATAAATAATTCGGTATGATTGTTTATTTTGAGGATGAACATAAGTATCTTCCCAAAATAGGTCTGCCCAATTTTCGGCAACCCCCTCTTTTAGTTCATCAATAGCCGACAAAACATGTCTGTGCTTTTTATCGAAGCTTTCTGCAACTTGTAAGCTCGTAGTTACAGCTTCTTTATTTTTCAAAATTACTAATTCTTGCATTATTTCTTCTCTCCTTTTTGATATAATTTAGGTAAAAAACTGGTGGTGTACTTTTATGGAATTTAAAAATCAAAGATTTTCTAGCAATTCATATACGATGATTTCAGAAAAAAATTTAGAAATACCTGTACTTTGTCCTAATTGTGGTGTTTCAAACAACCCATCTACAAGTTTAATCGGTATCTCTGATAAATATGGGTTCTTTTCGCATACTTGCACTGCATGCTCTAAGAAACATTATTCTATACAAGAATACGACGGAGGATTCGGAAAATGTAAAACACTCTACCCTCTTCAGCAACCTAGTAACTTACCTGAACATATCGCCAAATTTTCTGAACGATTCGTAAAAATGTTCCGAGATGCAGAATTAGCTGAGAGCAATAATTCAATAGATCTCGCAGGAATGGGTTATAGAGCATCTTTGGAAATTTTGCTAAAGGATTATGCTTTAAATTTCAATCTAGATTCTCGTGAAGAAATAGCAAAAATTAATTTAAATAATGCAATTAGCAAATACTTTAAAACTGATGTAGATACCCAAACAGCTGCTGACGTAGTACGCATTCTCGGCAATGACTACGCCCATTGGGATCAAAACGAAGAATTAGATATTGAAATCTTAAAAGCTTACTTAAATATTTTCGTTCAGATTATCAATACTAAATTGATGCTAAAATATCCTCCTGTTAGTAGACATAAAAAAGATAATTAACTAAACAACTTTCTGTGCGATATATATTCCTCGAAGTTTTTTGTTACATCTGCTCTGATTTCTTCAATACCGCAGTACTGATTAAATGTTTCGTTAATGTATTCTCTAGCTTCTTTTACAGTCATTGCCTCAGTTTGATTGACTAAACCTTCAAGTACTGCAGAAATAATTTTTTGTTTAGTGTTCGCTAAATTTGCTTTTTCTAATTGATAGTTTCGAACTAATTTATTAATTGATTTATCCACTGGTCAGTCCCTCCCGACTGGCTTTTTTGTTTTGTACTCAGCTTCATCAAGCCCAATGAAAATCCAAAGCATATAAACGATCGTGCCGATTAATGCTTGTCTGCTACCCCATAGACCTAAAGCGTAGATGATGAATGGCGTGCTGAATACTAGTGCTCTGTTGAATTTACCCATTAACCTTCACCTCTCAAAATGTTCTGTTTTTTATAAATCAACTAAATGCTTCTCGATAAATTCTTTAGGTGTTACCTTTCTTGTACGTAACCTGTTATAGGATTTGAAAGATAAAAATTTATCGTATAATTCTGTATTGATCCAAACTTCTTGTCCTGTGACCCGTTCATACGCCGCTGAGAAAATTGCTGTTTTTTTTAGTTCCGACATTCGACGTTGATAAGTAGATGGAGAATAATTGTATTTTTTTACAAAATCTTGTTTTTTTAGTTTTGTCATCGCCTATCCCCCCTATCGGATGTCCAATATGTTTTTCACTGTTTCGATATGCTGTTGTGCTTTCTTTCCATCACGATTGCCGTTTAGAATATCTGATAAATAAGCTCCTGAAATACCGATAAGCGCAGCTAGTTCTTTGAAAGTCATTCTTCTTTTTCTCATCTCCGCTCGAATTTTTAAGTCTAAATTCTCAGACATAAAAATAGCTCCTTTCTAAAAAATAATCTGTAAGCTAAAAAATTAGCTAATATTCGTTGACAATAACTAATATTTTTATTAGTATATAGACATAGCTAAATAAGACACAGAAATGCCTAGTAATTTACATTTCAGAGTTTGCCGACCGTGAAGTGTTTATTAGTTATCAAGTCTTTTTAGCTAATATTTTAGCTTACGAAAACAGTATACTAACACTTTTATTAGTTGTCAACACCTTTAACTAATTTTTTTATTAGTGTTTTCGTAGCTTGTGAGGTGCGAAAATGAATTTACTAGATAGAATAAAGGAATTAGCTCATAAAAGAGGCATAAGTATAACTCAATTGGAAGAAGAATTAAATATACCTAAAAACACGATTTATCAATGGAAAAATAGAACTCCTAGTACTAAAAGACTACAACTTGTAGCAGATTATTTTAATGTAACTACTGATTATTTACTCGGTAGAAACCAAGTTCCTGACTGGGCAACAAAAGATGAAGTAGTTGAACTTGATAAATTACTAGATTCAAATGTCAATATGTCTTATGGCGGAGAAACACTGACGCCTGAACAGGTCCAACGCGTAAAAGATATCCTTATTGGAACCTTCTGGGATATTGTGAAAGAAGACAAAGAAAAAGGCAAAAAGATGTGAGCTTATGGAGATGGATACGATTAATTTAGTCGAGGAGTTGAAGCGGAAATACCAGTCCGCTAATCCTTTTTGTATTTGTGAAAAGATGGGCATTAAAGTTCAATACGTTCCTTTTATCGAGAATCCCAAGGGGCAGTTTCAAGAAATTAGAGATCGTGCGATAATCTTTTTAAATGATGAACTGCGAGACTCTGAGGAAAGATTCTACATTTGCGCTCACGAATTAGGTCATGCTATTTTTCATCGTGGCTTATCCAGTTACTATGTATCAACAAGAACATCTAGAAGCAAATCTGAAAGCGAAGCTAATTGCTTTGCTGCTAATCTCATTGTTTCTCTATACAAAGAAGACAATGATCAATATCCTAAACGAATTGAGGAATTAAAGAATCTTTACGGACTTCCAGAAAGCGCTTATCGCTTTCTTATATAATGTAAAAAAAGTCCGTGCTGCAACACGGACTAAAAACCTTATTTCTAAGATCCTACAAAAAAATCATATCATAGAAGTGAGGAATTAAAAATGAAAAAAATTGTTTTTGGGTTGCTTTTTTTAGGCTTGGTATTAAGCGGATGCTCCACTAGTCCTAATTCTGCTAGCACTAAAGAAAATACTGTTTCATCAACATCTGAATATGAAACAAAAAAACTAACTTCATCAGACGTTCATAAAATAAAAGTTGGTGATGATTTAACTCAAGTTTATCAGACACTTGGTTCACCGTTACGTAAATGGACAAATGATTTTGTTTACAAAGAATTAGACAATGCTATCACACGGGATGAATTAATTGTATCTATTTCAAAGGATGCACAAGGAGATTATTATAAAGAGCACTCTGAATTAATTGAACATGGAAATAGTGCAAAAGATATAAAAAAATTAGAGATGCTCCAATATACTTATTCAACTGATTCTGATGATGAAACAATGTTAATTTGGGTTAGTCCAAAAACTGAACAGGTTGTATATTATAATCAACGAACTTTCTTAGATAAAGATGGAAAATCCAAAGATTCAAGCTCTACTACAACTACAACTTCGTCTTCAGAACCCCAGACGGCATCAGTTGCACATAGTATAGGAGAAGCAGTTCCTTTTACTTCTGAAAATGGTAACTCTATTAACGTAACTGTCCAGTCTGTATCAAAAGATTACGGTGATGATTTCTATAAACCAGATGGCCTATTTTACGCAAAGGTAGATTTTCTTGTAGAAAACACAGGGACTACACCTTTTGATGCAAGTTCAAGTTATTTAGAATTTTATGATTCATCGGATATTAAATCTGATTTAGCTAGTAGAGATTACTTTTCGGAAACCATCCAACCGGGTAAATCCGCACAAGGAACAGCATATTTTGAAGTGAAAAATGATGGAACAACATTTGAAGTGTTCTTCGCAGATACTTCATGGAAAGGTAGCTACTAAACAAAAAAACACGCCCCCTCCCTCGCCAAAGTTTGTGGACGTGATGAAAAATAAACCTGCTATAATTGGCTTACTTATCCATTCCTATTATAGCAATAAATAGGAGATGAAAACAATGTGGATTGAAACCAAAACTGATAAAAACGGAAAAAAAGTATATAAATATAATGAGCGATATATTGACCCAAAAACTAGAAAAAGAAAAAAAGTGAGCATTACTTATAAAAATAAATCTCGAGAAACTCAGAAAGTGGCATTGCTAGAGTTAAATAAAAAAATTGATATAAAATTAAACGAAAAAACACTTCAGAAGCCTGATCTAACATTTCATGAGCTTGTCGAAGAATGGTTAGTTATTTACAAAAGACAAGTTAAGGAGTCTACATATTATCCTACGAATAATATCTTAAACACTATAAAGAAGAAGATACCTGAGACTTACATCGTTTCTGGTATTAATACAGTAGATTTAAATAATATTTTTGAAGATATGATATATAAAGATGACTTGTCAAATAAGTACGTCAGTGTAATTAAATCCAAATTGAATCTTCTTTTTTCATACGCTATGAAAAAAGGCTATGTAGAAAAAAATCCTATCAACGAAGTAGTTATTGATTATAAACGAGAGTCAAAAACGATAAAAATTAAAGATAAGTTTTTAGAAGATGATGAATATAAAAGACTAGTAGATTTCACAACTTCACACAATAAAAGATATTCTCTCCTTTTCCAGTGGCTATATTTGACTGGAATGAGACCTGGAGAAGCAATCGCATTAAGTAAAGATGATGTACACATTACCAATAATAATGCATCAGTAGTTATAAATGGGACGATGATGTATAGAGAACGTTCAATAGCTGATATGAAAAAATCTGATTCTACAAAAACTGCTGCTGGAATGCGAGAAATTGATTTACCAAAAAAAGCGATAGCTATTTACAATGAGCTTCTAGAATTAAATCCGAATGGTCAATTTCTATTTCAAACGACGAAAGGAACTCCTTTCCAACTAACAGCAATTAACACCTATTTGAGAAATCATAAAGCTGACATGAAGATTGATAAAAAACTTAGTTCACATATTTTTAGACATACCCATATTTCAAAATTAGCGGAACTAGGAACTCCTCTGTATGCTATTCAGGATCGCGTTGGGCACGAAAATAGTGATATCACTGAAAAGATTTATTTGCATGTGACAAAAGGAGTAAAAGAAAAATTGAAAGAAGATATAGAAAAACTGTAA